CTGCCAATACAGTACCATCTTCAGTGCTTGTATCGCTCATGGTCTGGGCAGTGTCAGCACCCATCTGGGCAGACTCAAGCGCCTGGGCAGCTTGCTCCTGCTGCGCCCTTGCCATCCGAATTTCTGCAACATCTTCGTCAGTGCGGATAACCTTGGGTGCAACCCCCGTGGCCTCCCCAAATTGCTCTACGGCTTCGTCCCAATCAACCTTGTCAACAACTTCCGGATTAATCGCCGCCACAGCTCCCACAAAATCAGTTAATGACCCGATTGACTGCGTTGCAACGAGCTTTTGAGCCTGGGCCAACGTTGAAATGTATTCAACCTTTAAATTCATTCCAGACAACTCTTGAGGCGGTGGGGTTATCATTCCCATATCTTCCATGATACTGAAAGTCCTATCTATCAGCGGATTAAGAAGTTCAAACTCTTGGCGCTCAATCACCGGACCCAGCAGCAATAGCTTTTCTTCCCGCCTTTCCAGAACCTCAGTCGCGGTCATCTGCGGACGCTCAAGCAGCATCAAGAATAAATCGTTGTATAGACCCTCACGGATCTGTAACCGCATATCTTGAATCTTGGCCGTGGTCCCTGATATATCAAAATTGAAATCAAACAACCTGCGGATACCTTCGGTTTTCTTGCCACCGGAAACATTTTCAGACCCTGGACTTCTACGGAGCCGATCCTGAAATGAATTTGGCACCAGCATTGCCGGATTTAAAGTCTGCTGCAAACCTTCGAGCTCCCCCTGTGCCATCTCCTGCAATGTCATCACGTCCGGCAACACATCCATGCCGGGTGATCGACCATATATTTCAGAGCCAGTAACGTCCCACCTTGGAGCCATGACCGGAAAATCACGATAACCGGATTCATTCAACAGCTTTTCCGGTGTGCTAATCTCCCAATAAACCGACTCCCACGGCATATTTTGATTGTCCTGAAGTGTTACGTCCCTATCTTCCCGGGGCTGAACGGCGTGGCCGCATTCTATCCATTTATAAGGATCTGATTTCATGGACTGCTTGACAGCATCGGAAACATTTTCCTCTCCAAACTGCCTAACCAAAGTCCTGGCAGTACGCCAAAACCGACGATAAAACGTGTCCACAATCCCAAATTCGTTAACGGAAATGCAGTACTCACCAGCAGTTTGAGGCCTGGTGTGAATAATAAATTCCGGATGTTCATCAACCACCAGGGCATCAGTGCCAAAACCGCCCAATTCCTGATAAACAGTATGTATAGACGAATAGAAGTTTGATCGAGAAAATACTGCGTACATTTGACGCTGTGTTATATGGAGCCAATCCTTAACAGGCCCAAACTCCATTAGATCCTCATCCACCAAGCCCAGCCTAAACCATGGCCGAGCCGGAGAAGTCAGACCGCCCTGCATACCGGCAGCTAATACCCTTAGAGCCCGGGTAGCAGTTCCATCAATCACATTTTCGCTATACAATTCAACCTGGGGCTCGCCCTTTTTAGTAAATGAACCTTTGCGCGGTAAAATATAGGAGGCAATGTCCTGATATAGCAAATCCGTCTTTTGTCGCTCATTCTCAAGCGCCTTTAAGCGCTTATTGTATTTCTGCGCGGGATTGTCTTCAGCCATATCAACCCCCTAACAGCTTCTTTTTGCGAACCACGGGACTCTCGGCCAAACCCTGACCGCCCGTCAAAATGGTAGACTGCCGACCCCTGCGAGATATTCCTATACGCCGCCTCTCATCCAATGCCGCCTTTTGCGCCTCCTCGTTTATCGGGGCAACCGCAGGCGGTGGAACGTATGGAGGGGGAGCCGGAGCCCTGGGACTGCTAAATAATCCGCTCATGATTTCCTCTCAATTCAATTTCAGTTATTGCCAACCACGTTGTCGCAACCATGGCCGTAGGCGCTATACGCCACAAAAAGTTACCAGACGAATTGACCGCTATTATTATCAACGCCATTAGATATATCGGGAACCCCCTGGTACGCCTAACTACATCGATAAAGTATCCGACAATCAAAACCAAAGACATTATACCCATCTCCAACCAAATTTGAAGATAATCATTGTGAGCCGTTACCCACCTGGCACCATCAAAAGGAACCGGCTTTAAAAACAATATCTTCCAATGCCCCAAACCTGCCCCCCTGAACCAATGCTGCTCGATGTATCCAGATGCTAACACCCAAACCTTGACCCGAAGCAAAAGCGTTTCTATTGGCACAAACAACAAATAAGCCAACATGCCAATAATAAGAAATTCTGCACACAAAAAAGCTAATGGTGACTTCCACCCTGGATCCGTATCGGCAATATAAACCAACCACACAATCAGCAGGACTGATAGGCACACATAAGACATCACAGCATTGCAGAAATAAATGCCAACCAATGGAAAGAATAAAACCTTCTTCCATCCTGGACACCACCCGGGCCTTAAAAATGCCGGCAATGCCATAACATAAAAAGCCGCCGTTTCGTTCGGATTTGCATATAGCCCTATTGGTTGTGGACATCGGAAAATTCCCGCTCCACCTGCATATTGAGCAACCTGAACCCCAAGATTTAAAAGCATAGCTGCACATATAGCGTTCAATAAATGAACACACCCTGCTTTATCAACCGAAACAACAACAATCAAATACCAAAGAACACCTAGCATCAACAATCTATGAGCGGATCGTGAAGCCCTTCCGAACTGCGGCCAAAACATCGAAACAGTTGCCAATATAAAAAAACATGCAACCCATTTGTTGGCACGTTGCCAAAGAACAACCGCGAGTGATAGACTAATGGCTATCTCAAATATAATTTCAAGAGATAACCTGACCTCGCCTTTCATCGCAGGGAAACGATATATCAACGCAAACAAAAGCAGGGACGCTAAACACACAGTTATGTTAATGCGTTGCTGTATAGCTCCTCCAAACACCCTTTATCTCGGTAGTATTAACCTTACCCGGGCGAGTATCGGAGTTCCACAGTGCAAAGGTAATCAAATCTCCGGCACTAATGGCAGCAAGACCCGTTGCATCAAGGGTCAGCGTCATTACTTCATTGCTCCCATTGCAAGGGGTGGAAATAGACCCAGATGCTTGAGGTATGAGAGAGGTATCAAATGTAGTATCATCCTCATTAACGTAAATACCCCAGTCCAAACTCATGCCGTCAGTTGTCGATGTGGAACTCGACACCATGGCATGAAATTTCAAAGCTCCGGAATAGTCGGCATCAAGGGGAAAACTCCGCATAATAGAAGTAACTTCGGCGCTGGATGCGTATACAATCCCTGGGACAGCATCTAAAAGCGCCACGTTAGGTTCTGTAGAATCTGTAAGAAATGTATCGGATGCCGTTGAATAAAATGATGCCAAGCTCATCGTCTTGGTTCTGGTAATGTCGAACAGCAGCGATGTATTTACCGTCAGCGTGTTTATGTTTGCCGTTGCGTAGGGATAAGTCGAGTTACCCAGATAACTCCCCTCGGTTTTATACGGTGTCTCTTGATACCCCGCCCACGCTACGCCGATCGTTGCCAACAATAGCAACACAAAAACTATTAAACGTCTTACCTTGTTCATGATACCCTCCTTTTAAATGGTTTATCGTCCTATAGGCCGGCGTCTGCGGGCCTGTTTTAGCTTCCGTTCTCTTACTCCCCTGAATACGTGGTAATCCTCATCCTTGGGCAGGTCATCTTGCCTGGGATTGCCAATCTGCTCATCGCTAAATCCCACTGGATAAGCAAATGTAATATTTAAAGCATCAGCACAGTCAGAAGACGCGAGTCCTCGTGATTTCATGTCCTTTTTGGCCTCTATCTGGATCTGCTCCTTTGGAGTAAATCCATACTGTGGGCCTGTTAGATCGTCCTTAATTTCAGTGTCATCGGGTATTGAACCACCTGCTTTGAGCCAGTCTTTGCACCCACCCCACATTTCCGCACGTTTGTTGAAATATACAACATCGTCATCGGCCTCCCCACCAAACCAAACCCCGGTAACCTTATAACCCCATTTAATCAGGATGTCGTATATCGCCGCACCTATGTTGCCCATGTCCAGGAACGTAGCATCGGGGCGTACGCGGTTGATCTCCTGGGCAATTAACCCGGCCATGGTTACGGAATCTTGTTCCCGGTGCTTTTTGAGGTCATAAGCTGACAACCCTTGACGCGTTATAAAAACACTCTGGTCGTCTCCAAACCTTGCAATGTCGATGCCTAGTATCTTTGGGAGTCTGTCAAATGTGGAAGGATGAAGCTCCCGGGCCGCTGCCGCCGCAACTATATCGCCAGGTATAAACTGAGCCGTGCCAGCCCGGGGGAATTGGCCCTTGACACGCACACGAAAAAAGTCAGAATCATCTCCATAAAGTTTCGCCCAATGCTCGATCAGCTTTTTATCTGTCCGCTGCGAATCCCTTGAATCCACATTGTAATTAATCCAGCGGGATCTATCTTTGCCGAAGCACCAGGTAAAACGCCCTTGGTTTAGAGTGGGATTGCCGAACACGATCCAGATTTTAATCCCATCTGATTCCGTCATTGCCCCTTCGGTCGTTTCCCATATGATGTCAACTATGGAGCTGGCTTCGTCATATTTAACTATTACAAATCGTTCGTGGGTGCCCGCGAATGCCTCAGGGTTACGATCTGACCATGGAACTGCT